TATTGGTGTTCGTGGTATGGGAAAGAAGTAAAAACACCGATTAACAGATGTGATAAAATAACCCTCAAAACGGAACAGATATGAGTTACATAGATAGCACAAGAAAATCGTATTCATCTCCATACGAGATAACGGTCTGTATGACCAAAGAGGAATGTAAGATATTGCTTCCGTTCTTTCAGAAAGCATATAAGAGTGTAAAATCAAAATACGAAAAGTATAATGATATTCACAATGGAGGGGAGGCTACGGAAAGAGAAGAAAATCTTCTTATGAAATACTCTGAGCAGTTGGAAAGACTGGAGAGTGTTTTATCATCTATTGATGAAATTTTAAAATAAGAAAATTATGAGTAAATATAAGATTATGAATTCCAAGAATAAACAAACTGAAATAAAGGCTTTTCTCTCCTTTATACTGGAACAAAGTAAGGAGACCGGTTTACATGTTTCCTGTACAATAATGTCAGAAGAGGATACTGGGGAGGGTTATGAGATATTTGCCGGACATGTTTCCAGTTGTAAGGGGGCAAGACTACATAGGCTGCTTTATGGTGCAATAGCTGTGAATGAGAACTTTCGGAAGGCGGTGACGTCCGCTCTGCTGGAGTACGAAAGGACTAAAACAGTGAACCGGGACAAGATGTCAATGAATTGAAAGGTGCAAAGTGTTCCGGGAACATCATCATTTCCGGTCCATTCCGGGTTGCTGCAATCCGGTAATTTTGTGTTGTCTTATGAAGTTGCGGCTTATTTATATAATTATTTGTTATGTATTTTAATGAAAACGAAATATTAAGGATAAAATCAGCGTCGGACGGCAGGTTGCTTGACGTTGTGCAGGATTTCCGGGAACTGAGAAAATCCGGCAAGGATTATGTTTGCGAATGCCCCAAGTGCAGAAGCGCGAAGAAATTCACGGTCAGCCCCGGCAAGAATCTGTTCAAGTGCTTCTCCTGCCAGATTGGCGGAGAGGGTGCCGTGTCGTATCTGATGAATATCGAAGGATACGGTTATACAGATGCGTTGGAATACCTTGCCAAGAAGTTCTGTGTGCTGCTGGACCCCCATCCGGACAAACCGGCTTGGAAACCGGTTCAGAAGATGAAGAAGGGAAGCAAGGCTGCCAAAGGGCTGGATACGGGTTCTTATTGCGCCCGAATGCTGGCCGCCTCGGGACTGACTTTCGAGGATGTGACCGCCAGTGTGTACAAGACCGATGATACGAAATCCGTGTTCCAATGCCGTACTTTCAAACCGGGAACGATTGATGAGCGGGGAATGCTGACGGCCAAGGGGGATGATGTCATCATAGAATATTATGATCTGGACGGCCTTCCTGTCCGTTATGTCCAGAAGGATAACAAGCGCAGGGCGGCCGGGGAGATGAAGGAATACTACCGCATTCGTTGGCAGTTCCCAGAAATGCATTTGGACAAGGATGGGAAGCCTTTCAAATACAAATCACCGCGGGGGTCCGGTACTCCTATATATATTCCGGAAAAGATACGCACCGCCTTCAAGAGCGGTACGAGGATAGACCGCCTGTATATCCAGGAAGGCGAGAAGAAAGCGGAGAAGGCGTGCAAGCATGGCATCCCGTCCATTGCCGTGTCAGGGATACAGAATCTGGGAAATAATGGCTCGCTACCGGAGGATTTCGTCAGGATTGTCACCGGTTGCCAGGTCAGGGAGGTGGCATTTGTTTTTGATTCGGACTGGGATGATATCTCAAGTAATATCAAGATAAACGATCCGGTTGAGAAACGTCCCAGGAACTTTTATTCCGCTGCCAGGAATTTCAAGGAGTATATGCGTAGTCTGAAGAACCGTGACATCTATCTGGAAATATTTGTAGGGCATATCCGCAAAAATGATGCAGGGGACAAGGGGCTTGATGACCTGCTGGCCAATACTCTTTTGGGAAAAGAGGACGAGCTGGCCGCGGATTTTGATTATGCCTGTAATGATAAGAAGGGTTCCGGCCAGTATGTAGAGATGTTTAAAATTACCGGTTTCACTGACCACAGGCTGATGGAGCTTTGGTGTCTTCACTCCCATGAGGCGTTTGCAGAGCGCCACAAGGATCTGCTGAAGAATCTTCCGGAATTCCTTTTCAACCGTTACCGCTGGAAATTCGATGAGGATGGCAAGGTCGTATCGGCTCAGCCCTTTGACGCGGACGAGCAGTTCTGGCGTGTGGTCAAGAGGAATGAGGGGAAAGATAACGAAAGATCGGATTATGAGTTTTGTTACGTGAATTCCCAGAACTTTTTACAGAACCGTGGTTTTGGGCGCCTGAGAAGACAGGACAAGAGTTTCTTGTTCATCCATCTGGAACCTCCTTTGGTTAGGTCCTTGGAGGCGAGCGACGTCCGGGACTACCTGTTCCAGTTCGCCAAGCATAATTGCTGCGTGGGAGTGAACGAGATGCTGATCAAGGGGGTGTCGCAGTATGTGGGACCGGACAAGCTATCACTGCTGGAGTACATACAGCCCGATTTCATTAAGCCTTCCCGGGACGGCCAGTATTTCTATTTCGATAAATCGTGCTGGCTGGTCACCCGTGACAGCGTAAAGGAAATGGGCTATGAAAATATCTCACATCATATCTGGGAGGAGCAGAGACGTGACTATCCGGCCAAATATCTGGGAAAACAGCTTGTCACCTTCAGGAAGGACGCTGATACGTATTCCTATGAGCTGACCGAAGACGGACACCGCTGCCATTATCTGCAATTCCTGATCAATGCCAGCAATTTCACATGGAGGAAGAAAAGCGGCGAGGTGACTCCCGAGGAGGAGAACGAGAACCATATCCATCTGCTTTCCAAACTGTGCGCCATCGGGTACATGCTGATGGAAGCGAAGGATTCCAATGTGGCGCGTGCGGTGATCGGTATGGATGGAAAGCAGTCGGAGGTCGGCGAGTCAAACGGGCGTTCCGGAAAGTCCCTTATAGGGGAACTCATGAGGAACGTCATGCCTATAGCCTATATTCCCGGAAAGAACTCCGACATCTTCAAAGACCAGTTTGTATGGAATGACGTGATGGAGAAAACCAAGCTGGTGTTTATTGATGATGTGCTTCAGAACTTCAACTTCGAGTTTCTGTTTCCAAACATTACCGGGGATTGGAGTGTTAACTATAAGGGAGGGCGGCGTATCACGCTGTCGTTCTCGCAGTCTCCCAAAATCTATATTGCCACGAACCATGCCATCCGCGGAACCGGCTCCTCTTTCACGGATCGCCAGTGGCTGTTGGCCTTTTCCGATTTTTATAATGAAAGCCACAAACCGGTTGACGATTTCGGAGCGTTGTTCTTTACCGAGTGGGATTTTGACCAGTGGAACCTGTGCTGGAACCTGCTGGCCAACTGTATCCAACTGTATCTGACGTTCGGTGTGGTCCAAGCTCCTGGAGAACGGCTTGAGGAGCGCAAACTGCGGCAGGAGATCGGGGAAACCTTCATTTCCTGGGCTGACGAGTATTTCTCTGCACCGGAGCATATCGGTTGCCGCCTGGTGAAGAAGGAGCTGTTCGACGCCTTGTGCTTGTATGATCCGGCCCAGCGGAAATATAATACCCCTGCCTCATTCAAGAAAAAATTCGTCATGTATTGCAAATGGAAAGGTTTTGTGTTTAACCCCCAGAAATATGACAGCAAGACCGGACTCCCCTATCAGGTCGATAAGGACGGACGTCCTGTCGTGGATGACAAGTCCGGCGGAGTGGAGTATTTCACGGTCGGTACCGGCAAGGAGATCATACAACCGGGAGAAGATCCCTTGGATCCTGATCTTCCGGGAAATTTGAGACTGGACTACTGACATGGCACGAAGTTATCAGGAAATATTGGAAAAGGTAATGCCTCTGGCCGGGCGTGATCCGGGCCGTTTCAAAAGGTTTTATGACCGGGTGACGGAGTTATTGCTCCGGATTCCCGAGGGAGGATCCATCATTGTATCCGAGCACTGCACAGCCCGCTCTTTGGAACTATTCATGGATGTGGCCGAAATGTGTATCATAGAGGAGCTGTTCCACAAGAGCATTAATGACGCATTGCTGGAGTTTTCTGATGACAGGAGTGAGATCCGGCGTTGTCCGGCCTGGCGGCCTGCGGTCCCTTACAGGCATTTCTACTCGGATAGAAATGTATGATATATCCCAATTTATATCATTGTAAAGTTAGTGATTTTTAGTGAGATATGCAAATAAAAAGGAAGCAATATGCTGAAAAAAGAGAATAAAATTTTTGTGGCGGTATGTCCTGATGTCCGGACACGCAGACAGATGATTTCAAGGCTTGCGGTCAGGCTGGGCTTTGCCCTGATACCTAGTGATGCGGCCAAGCTGATACAGGAGGATCTTTATTCCTGTGACCTGTCCACGGCTTATTTCGTGATGTGCGCCCAGTATAACTTCAGGAACTCCCCTGTGACCAACCAGAGGCTCTATGAAATGGCTGCCAGAGGCTTGTGTGTTATTGTGGGCGTGCGGTCGCTCCCCCGGGAATACGAATTCATAACGCAGGCATTTTATCCTGAAGACATATAGTTTAAAAGTCCGGTTTTCCGGACTTTTTTGTTTCCCCTCATACCCCTTTTTCCCCAGAAAAAACATTTTGGACAATCGTGCGATCTGTTCGAAAACGGGCGGCCTATATATTCTTTTTTTTATTTTTTAACTTTTAAGAAATATACCCTTATAAAAAATGAAGAAATTTTCGTGCAATCGTGCAACTGCGTTTTTTTTGATTATAATATATTGATATATAAATATTTATGTCTGCACGATTTTTGCACGATTCCGTTCGATTTGTCCAAAAACGTATTTTATGGCTTTTTGTGCGTGGTTTTACATTTCGTACGAAAATCGTACGCGAATTGTGCAGTGTACAATATATTGATATTCAATATATTACAATAATGTTAATCATCAGATCGTACGGTTGCACGAAAATCCCCCCTTTGTTTTTCAAGGGGTGTTGCAACGGCCTTCATGATTCTTTTGGAAGCCGGTCCATCTTTAGCCGGTTGTTCTTTGACTATCTCAATTTAAATCATTACTTTTGTATAAACACATAAGTATATGATTACCACGAAGATAACGATAGAAAATTATTTAGCCGAATATCTAATAGGCAAGTATGGAACCCCGGACAGCAAGGTAGTCCGCCTGCCTTCAGATCTTGATTTGTACCATTTCGTCTATGATCTTTTGCAGAAACGTCCTGCCGGATGCCCTGTGGATAGCGGAAATCTGGAGCTTGTGTTGCCGGAGCGCCGAGAGGCACACCTTCCGGGTGGCAAACCTTTGGCTACCTATAATTATATAGGCGAGAGGGGAGCCAAAATACTTTCCAGGAAGATAAACACAATGATGCGTGCGGAGCTTCATGACCTGTTTGATGAAAACAAACATGTCTATGGTATAGACTACATCAATTCGGCCTGGTACTTTCTCCGGAAGTATTGCATTGAGAGTCTGAGCGTGGAAGCACTTCTGAAAGATTACCAGCGCTGGCGGCGGAAGATGCGCCGTAAAACCTCCGTTCGGGAATATAAACACAGATAATTTTATGTAACGTAGCGTGTCTTTTTATCCTTTCCATGTCCTTTTTGGAGGTGTTTTTATGTGGAAAAACGGTCTTTTCATGACCGGGTGTGATGACCGCTTCTCCGTGTCCTTGTTCATGGATGGATCTGTTCTTTATTTTGCAGGAAAAAAGAACGGATGAATCGTATTCAGTTAATATTCAATGAAAAATGGGCCATGGCTAGAGAGGATTATTACAATCTGGTCTCACTGATCCTTCCTTCAATACATTCCGGCAATTTTAAGGAGGTAGAGGCATTTTTTGAAAAAGATACCGTGACCGCATACGCATCGGATCTGAATTTTGTGGGGCGGTGGAATTTGGAAGACAGCGGTCTTCCTTCCGATTCGGTTGCCGTTATTGTGCTGGAAGGGACGCTCTATTCCTGGGAGACGTTCCGCCTTCAGGAATATATTGCACAGGCGGCAGCTAATGACCGTATTGCAGGCATCATTTTGTGGATAAATGGACCGGGGGGAATGATTACCGGTCTGGACAATGCGTCAAAAATGATATCCGAATGTCCCAAACCCGTAGTCGCTTACATTGCCGGAGCTTGTGCTTCCGCACATTTTTGGCTGGCATCAGCCGCAGACAAGCGCTTTCTTGGCTCGTTGATGTGCGAGGTGGGTAGTATCGGTGTTGTGGGTACCTATTATAATGCCAAGGAGGCCTTGAAAAAAGAAGGAATCGATTATCGGGAGATTTACCCGGATTCGGCCGACTTGAAAAACAGGGAACACCGGGAGATTGCGGAAAACAATAACGAGGAACCTTATAAGGAAAAGCTGTCAAAACTGCACATGATGTTCTGCCGGACCGTTTCGGAGAACCTTTCCATCGCTTATGACAAGGACTCCCCCGTGTTCCGCGGGGCGACCTTTATGGGTGATGAAGCGGTCAGGGAAGGACTGGCGGACGGTTATAACACTTTGGAGGGAGCTGCGCGCTGGATTCTGGCGCAGTCCGTCATCAACAAGACAAATCAAATCTTTTAAATTTTTATTTTTATGGGAAAGTATTCTAAAATGTCCACCTTTGCCGGCGCAATCCTTGGATTGCTGGGGCTGAAAGAGTGGAAGAAGGCTGAGGACAAGGATATCCTCGATGCCGATGATGTAGCCAAGCTGAAAGAACTTGGCTTCGATGAGAAGTTCATAACTCCTTTCGGGGAAGCGTTGAAAAATGGTTTTAAGGATGAGGAACAGCAGGCCGGTCCTGTTGAGAACTCGGGAGAGGCGCTGATTCGTGGTCTGCTGGCGCAGAAAGTATCCGAAATGGCTTCCTTGCAGGAGCAGTTGGATGCAATAAGAAAGACAGACGGGGAAAAGACGCAGGCCATCACCCGGAAAGATACCGAAATAGCGGAGCTGAAGCAGAAGATTTCGGTACTGAGCGCATTGCCGGAGCCGGACCATGGTGCGGGTGCCGGTCTGAAACAAAATACGGGTGCCGGTGCCTTCAACCTGGATGATGACAAGCAGCTTGGAGGTATACAGGGTGAGATGTTCGCGCTGGATCGTCCGTATAACATGCGTGCCCGTGCCGCTCTGCTCGCAAGTCAGGGAATCAATATTCAGGTCCGTGCAGAAAGTTCCGTGGATTACGGCCGTCTGAAGGAGGACCTTGGTGCGTTCTACCGCATCCGCTGGCAGGACCGTTTGCAGTCATTCCTGACCAAGCTCCCCAGTATCGAGAGCATCTTCCCGGTGGAGAGCGGATATCAGGATCTGGCCACTCTGGTCAACATTTGGCTGGGTGAGTTCTCGCAGGCTGACAACACCTCCAGTGATTTCGACAATGTGACCAAAGGTGAATATGAGTTCGACAACGAGACATTGCGTATGTTCAGTGTCATGTTCGCCCATAAGTTCCGTGACCTGAAGCAGCTGGAAAAGACCTGGATCGGCTCTCTCAACAAGGAAGGATCACAGGCGATCAAATGGTCATTCATTGAATACATTCTGGCGGAAACAGCCAAGAAGCTGCATAACGAGCGTGAGCTACGCCGTATCAATGGCGTGCGCAAGGATCCTGACCTTAACAAGCCGGGACGCGCCATGGAAGCGGCCGACGGGCTGTATGAATGGCTGAGAAAGAAGGTTGACGGTTTCATTGACATTAATAACGGGAAGACCGTTTACCAGATCAAGCCGTTTGTGCTGGGTGAGATCACGGAAGCCAATATCGGTGAGAAACTGTTCCAGGGTACGGGAATGATTCCTGCCGTGTACCGTGACAGCGGGCAGCTGGCCCTGTATCTTCCCAGCTATATGGTAGTATGGTATCACAAGTACAACGAGCTGCACTATGGTGTGAACCAGGATTACAAGGCCAATATGATGTACGTTAAGGAATATCCGGCTGTGAAGCTGATTCCGATTCCGAACGCAGACAATCACCAGCGTATTTTCTGGACGATGGAGGGCAATATCAAATGCTTCGAGCATGTGGCCGGTGAAATGACAAATTTCAGCTTGGAACAACAAGACTGGACGCTTAAGGTATGGTCCTTGTGGAAGGAATCCATCTGGGCGCGTGCGGTAGGTTTCAAATATACGAAAAAAGAGGATATGGACGGCAGCCGCCAGATGATCTTCTGTAACGAGTATGACCGGCCTGCATCTTCCTTCATTGACGGGGAGAAGGACAAAAACCCGAACGTAGCCCTGCATACCAGTGTACAGACCGTGGCCAACACCAGCCTGTTCACCATTACGGATATTGAGAACGCCGAAGTGGGTAAGATTGTCACCATCAAGTGTGGCAGCGAGGACAAGGGGGTAAAGATCACCAAATCCGATAAGTTCAGCTTGATCAGTGCCGACTGGATACCGAAGAAAGGGGACACCATACGTCTGATGAAACGTTCTGACGGGAAATTTATCGAAATCGGACGTGATACGGCAGCTTCCGGTGCATTACAGTTCGCCAACGATGCAACCACTCCATCTTTGGCGGGTGCCACGGTGTTCGTAACGGGAACCAATACCCAAGCGACGGCCATCACGAATTTCACAGATGCGGTGGAAGGTGAGGTGTATACCATTCACGGGGCCGGGAATACGAATGCGTCCACTATCGCTAATAGTGGTAATTTTGTCCTGACTGATGCCATGACGCTCAGCGCCGGCAAATTTATCATGCTGACTTATGCAGGTGGCAAATTCTATGAGGTGGCACGTGGTTAAATTTACGGGCGGAGTAATCCGCCCCTGTTATTCATTTTAAATTGTTATAATTATGGCATACGTTAAAAGAGCAGTGAAGCGCCCGGAAGGTAATCCGGGTAAAGGAATCAACCCGCGCGACATGATGAGTATCATTGATGTGGATGATATTCTGGTGTTCCCGGCACGTGACTCGGCCGGTGTGTTGATGACCGAGAACATACAATTGAAGCCTGGATGTTATTCTACCGACATCTATTTCACTCCCGGTACCGTGGAGGTTACAAGCAATACAGACGGAGATCCTGACGCACTTGGTTTCACCCCTACGGTCAAGGGGAACCATCCGGGAAACAAGCAGGCGGTCCGTGAGTTCAAGACCAACTGGCTCGGTCGGAAATGTATCGTGATAATGAGCTACTGTGACGGTCAGGACAAGGATCTGTTCGGTTCTCCCTGCAATCCCATGCAGATGGGAGTCAATTATACCGGTAACAAGGATGCCAACTCCTCTGAATTCACTTTTACCCAGATCAGTAAAGGGGATGACATCGCCATTTATAAGGGTACTGTTCCTTCGGAAGAACCGGTGGCGAGTGTGAGCGCGTCTGCCACTACCATCCCGTTTACGGCGGAAGGGCAATATCAGCTTCAGGGTGGTGAAGCGGAAATTAATAAAGTGACCGGCGGACGGCATGGTGCAGTGATGACCCTGCTGGGTGTAGCGTCAGGCGTGGCTCCGACAATTGCTCACGGCGGCCAGTTCCTGCTGCGTGGCGGAGAAACCTTCACCGCTAGTCCGGGCAGCCAGATAACCCTTCAGGCTTTTGAATCCGGATCCGGTACATGTACATGGATTGAGCAGAGCCGTTATCAGGCATAAGTCATATTCTTATTTTAGTGGTTTCATTATTTCAGGAAAGCGGGGCTTCGGCTTCGCTTTTTTTATTTCATGCGGAATTTTGCTAAAAATGATTAATAAGCAAAAGATTATTTGAGAGATCCTTGTATAATAAGCAAAAGATTATTATTTTTGAATGTCGATTAAAAACAGCATATAATGAGTAAGGAACAAATTAAAAAGGACCTCACAATGCAATTGGGGGTTGTAAAAATGAAATTGAAACAATTGGTTTTTATTGAGGAACAGACCGGGATCAGGAGAACTGAAGAGATAAACGCCCTTCTTGACCGTCTGAACCTGATAGAGAAAATTCTTAAAGAGATGGAAAATGAGTAATAACAGTGTTCCCCAGCCTATGGGGAACTTAAAAAAATAAAGAGATCATGACACTGAAAGAGGAATTGGACGCTCTACGTCCGTTAATGGGAACAGAGTCCGGGGAGTTTTATTCCCGGGTGAAACATATAGCTGATACTTATACGAGTGAAGGGGACAAAAAGATGATTGCAGATTTCATGGATGAGTGCTTGAATGGGATTAGTGGTGAAATTGCTGGCATGGAGGAGAGAACCATAAAATTACAGCTTCAGAACATATCCGAGATCATATCGTTGTCTTTCATTGCGAAACATTACTTTGGCAAAACGAAAGAATGGCTATATCAGCGTATTAATGGTAATGTGGTCAATGGGAAGCCCTGCCGATTCACTGCCGAGGAGCTGGACAGATTCAATCATGCGCTGAAAGACATTTCTCAAAAAATAGGTTCACTCAGACTTTCTTATTGAAAGCTGTTTTTATTCGACACCAATCCATGCAATTGAACCGTTGCATGGATTTTTTATTCATGCCTGTCTTTTGCCCGGCAATTGCCGGGCTTTTTCTTTGTATGGTACATTGTAAATTTTATCGTATGAAAGAAAAAATTATTGCTTATCTGAGCGGTCCCCGTCCGTATCGTGAGGGGATTGCTTTGTACGAGGAGTACGGGCTTAATCTGATGCTGAAAGCCACTTTCCGGCGGAATACCGAAACGGACCTGCTTCGTGCCACCTTGATGGAGGAACTGCGCAAGCTTGCCGGAATTTCGGAAACGGCTTTCAGGACAATGCAACGGAAGGCGGTGGACTCTCCCCACATATCTTCAGCTTCTATAGTGGTGGGAGAGATCAAGGCTGAGGAAACCGCAGTGAATGTTCCTGTCACCCCGGTTGTGGAAAATGTGATCCGTTTCCGTGACCGTTTCCCCTTCCTCAACTCTCCGGATTGTCCGGATGTACTGAAAATACTGGTTGCCGATATGTTCACGGCCTATGACCTTTATCTAAAAACTTTCAGGGAACTGGGGGAACTGCCGGATGACGTTGAGCAGGAACAGGCGTTTGCCATAGCCAAAACAACTGTGGAGAATTACCTGGAGGACCGGAGTATCTGGGAGGAGTTGGAATATTACCGTGACAATCATGTGCTGCTCGGGAAACATCCCCGTATTGCCGTCTCTCTAGCTTCTGACGAGCTTTCCAACAAAAGTGATCTTGAGGTGATGAATATCCGTAAGAATGCGGCCAGCAACGTGTCCAAATGGAAGAAGAAGCTTGAAACCGTTGAAGGTGAGGAGGAACGTGCGAAGGCATTGGCGGCAGTGGATAAATGGGAATCTATGAAATCGGCCGCCGAGAAGGAACTGGAAAACAGAAAAAAAAACTGATATTTCGGAAGGGGACGCTGGAGGACGGGATCAATGGGCTACTCCTGAAAATGGAGCGTTTCTCCCACCCTTGTGACCGTGGCGAGTTTGCCCATTTACTGTCTGCAAAAAAATGCGAGTTGGCGTACCTAGAAGAATGTTTGAACAAATTATCTTATGAATGATATTCCCCCTGACAGCCTGGCTCTAACTGGAGAGCAAAAAAATGATGTTCGCCGCATGGCCGCTTTAGGTTATGCGCCGGAGGATATTGCCGCCTATCTTGGCCTTGACGCTTCTGAATGCTTTCTTTTTGTATATGACGCCGGTATTCCAGGAACCACCATTCGAGGGCTGATCCGTGAAGGCGTGCTTGTCTCACGGGCCGCTCCCGAGATAAAGCTGCACGAAACAGCTGAGGACGGGAATATTGATGCCGTTAAGCTGCTAACGGAGATCCAGGAACGCCGTTTGTTTGAGAATCTGTTAAAAGATATGGATGAATATGAGTGAATTGCCGGTCAGACCTTCAAGAGTGGACTTTGAAAAGGTTGATCTGAATCAGATCCAGCGCATTCTTTCCACCGGAACGCTGGATTCTTTGCGTCCGGAAGAGAGGGAGTATTTCTCTCTAATGGAGATGGTACGTGGTCTGCGTGCCAGGATGCGTTTCACTAACGGCAGGATGGTGACAAAGGCAGGAATAATCAGGCTGCTGAAGTCGGAGCCGTACAGCCTGTCCGACTGGATGGCCCGGCAGGTGTATAATGACAGCATCAATTTTTTCTATACCCAAGACAACATCCGTCCGGAGGCGTTTGCTGCCCTGTATGCCGAGCGTGCCGAGAAGTGGGCGGACGCCGCTTTCCTGGCCGGCAAGATCAAGGAGGCAAGGGCCTTGTTGAAACTTGCCGGTGAATACCGCAGATGCTTCAGGAAGGAACAGGCGGAGATACCGGAAGAGCTTCTAAACCAGAAAAAGGTTGATATCTATACGGCCAGCCGTGAGGATCTGGGCGTTCCCGCCATTGATAGAAAGGAACTGGAGGGTTTCATCGACTCGATACCGGAGATACCTGTTGCTGTGCGTGATAATCTGAAAGAGGACGCACGAATAAGAAAGTTTGATTTGAAAAAACGTATGATTTATGATATCGAGGAATTTAGCGAGGAAGATAGCGAATGATGAGGATGTGGATGTAAAATTCAGCCATAATGTCCAGATGCTGACCGATTTCGTGGATACGACCATTCTGGTTGTCATAGCCGGGCGTGGTATGTCCAAGAGTACGGTCATACAGTCCAGACGTTCATACAGGTGTATCTGGGAAATGCCCGGTGCGCCTTTCGCTTTTGTCGCCAACACTTATGCCAATCTGAAGGACAACATCATGCCCGCCGTACAGAAGGGATGGGAAATGATGGGGCTGTACGAGGGGGTGCATTATATCCGTGGAAAGGAACCGCCAGCCTCCTGGAAGGCGAAATGCTCCATAATTGTCAATGATTACCGGAACTGCTATTCCTTCTGGAATGGCAGTGTTATTTTTATGGGTTCGCTGGATAACCCTTCACTGCTTGCCGGCAAATCGGTGGTCCATCTGTTTTATGACGAGTCAAAATATGACAAGGACGAGAAGGTGAACCGTGCCATGCCTGTTCTACGTGGCGATTCTCTCACTTACGGGGCATCGCATCTGTTTCTTGGTCTGACGATCACCACTGATATGCCGGATGTCAACGAGGGGGAATATGACTGGTATTTCCGTTATGCACCCAATATGGATCCAGACCGTATAATTCTGATTGTACAGGCGGCTTTTGAACGGAACGGGCTGCTGTTGAAGCAACTGCGCGAGCAGAAGAAAGACAATCCCAGTCACTCCGTGCTGGCGCGTCTGGAAAGGAAAATAGATTATTATGATCGGGCCTTGCGCAAATTGCGCCGCGGACAAACCTTTTTTCTTAACGCATCCTCCCTGGTCAATGTTGATATCCTGACCTCGGAATATATACGAAACTTATATCAAGGTACTCTTGAACTGCATGAGTTCTGCAAGTCGGTGCTGGGTATGCGGCCCGGTCTCCGGCGTGATGTCCGTTTCTATGTATTATTCGGGCAAAGGCATAAGTATTATGACGGGAGTCCTGGAGGGGAGCCGGCGGAAAATAGTCGGGAGTTGCGCTATCTGCGGCATGACGAGCCTTTGGATGGCGGCATGGACTTCGGCAACATGCTTTCATTCGTGATTGGGCAGGAAGACGGAGCGTATTACCGATGCCACAAAAACTTTTTCGAGATACCTCCCGGATGGTTCCGTGAGCTGGCTGACCAGTTCTTGGATTTCTTTGCTTCACATGAATGTAAGGAACTGTCGTTGTATTATGACCGGGCCGGCAATAATTTTGAAAGACAGGGGGAGGATTATGCCAGGAAGATAAAGGATGCCATAGAGAAGGATGCCGATGGCCGGCGGACCGGATGGACCGTCATTCTGATGAGCCGCAGACAGAGTATCATCCCCCAGTCGGAGGAATACGGATTCATGCAGGAGTTGATGAAGGGAGAGAATGGGCAATTGCCCCGATTGCTGGTTGATGCGGTGAATTGCCGTGAAATGGTCAGCAGTGTTGAGAAAGCCCCAGCCGGCATCCGCTATAAGGGTGAAACCAAGGTGGTGTTCAAGATCAAGAAGAGTGAAAAGCTTGCCCCGAAGAAACTTCCCATGTTTTCTACCAATTTCAGTGACGCTTTCAAATACCTGATGATGCGCAGAAACTGGCGTCGCATTGTCCGTATTGCCCGTGGCAATAATGCAAATCCCTATATTCCCGGTTTTGAGGAGTGATTTCTGTCCGTACCAGGCATCCCGCCGTTTTTCTCTGTCATATTTCACGAAAATTGCCCGGGGCAATTGCCCTGGGACTTCTGAGCGGCCCGCATAGAGTCTGGATGTGTGACTTTAAAGATTTTGGTTTTACTTCATTATTAACTGAAAATAAACTGATTATGTAGATAAACAACAAAATGTAGAACTAAAAAATACCGTTTTCTACTTAGGATAATAAAGAAATTTATGAATAGATGCTAGGGTTTTAAATATTATCTGTACATTTGTGTTGCACGATTTATTATAAAATATTTCCTCTTTATGAAAGTGTAATCTATAAAATCAGGTTTCATGTAATGATGATAGGATATATTATAAGAGGATATTTAAATATGATAGTAATTAATATGTTGATTTTACTTTTTAAATGAAAAAACTGAAGGCTTTTATTAAAAAATATCATCTCTGGGTTATGGCTGTGGTATTATGCATACCAATATTATGCTATATTATTAATTTTGCTTCATATGGAGTTAGTGGCAATGTTTCTGATTGGGCTGCTTTTGGAGACTATATAGGTGGAGTATATTCAGTTGTGCTAACAATCGTTTTAGTGTATGTATCCTACTCACTTAATAAAAAAAGCGAAAAAGAGAAAGAAAAACTGAGGGCGATCCATGAAATATATTCTTCAATAGTAGTAATAAAATCGGAAGAAATGAATATAGATGATATTAATGGTTTGGTTAGATTAATTATAAGTAATCAGCTCTATATTAGGGCAAATGTATTTAATCATTTGATTTCATTTACTGATTATTGCAAGACTGTAATTGTAAATCGGAGTGCGATTGACATTGAGCGTGAAACGTCAATAAAGAATATGCTAATAGATTACTATAATGAATGAGACTAAATACATAGTACCAAAATCTTTAGATGCTAATAATATACTGGATTTTTTAAGAATGACCGAAGATGTTTTTAAAATGAAAGGTCAATTGATTCCTAATGTAATGTTTGATTTATCAAACGTGAATAGAACAAATATATTAGGGTTGTTGTTGATATATAAGTTTGTAGAATATACTTCAATAAATGATTGTTTTAAGAATCCACTTCTACAATATAATAATTATGTTGAAGAAGAGCTGAAAAAATATGGTTTTTGGGAATTACTACAAGCATATATGAATGAGAAAGATTTTAATTATAGAGATCTGGATTTTAAAGATGAAGGGCGCTTTTTTATAGCGCCATTGGCATTGTTACGAGAAAAAAAATATAATATTGAAGAAAGTTTTTTACCCAAAATAGAAAATTATTATGCATATGATGAAAAAGTTGTTTCAATGGTATTGACATGTTTGGGTGAGGTTTTGCTTAATTTTTGGGAACATGCAGTAAATGATACAAAATCCATTATTGTTGCTGTTGGAAATAAGGACAAAGTAGAAATAGCCTGTGCTGATACAGGAAATGGTATTGTTTCTACATTGGCACCTGTTTTGAATTATAAAGGCCCAAAGGAGAATATATTGGGAAAAGCTTTGATAAAAGGTATTACTTCAAAAAAAATGACCAATCATATGGGATATGGTTTATGGATTTTAGATGAGATTGTAACTGCAACTCAAGGAAAACTTCATATATATTCAGAAGGAGCTTACATTTTTAATAATCATGGAAAAAAGATAAAAGGACTGTGCTCGTTTTGGCAAGGAACAATCATTTATTTATCTTTGCCATTAGCAAATCCAAAGACATTGTCGGATATAGCATCTGTGTATGATGATGATTCATTAACTGAAATAAAAATTAAATTTGAATAATGGAAACAGTTAATTTAAAAGAATTTGGCCCTATAATAAGTGATAGGGAGACCGGATTTAAAATTTATAATTTGATTAAGGCAAAAAATCCACATTCTACTATTGTGAATATAGATATGGATGGTATAAAATCGATGGCTACTTTTTGTGCTAAACAGATTTTTGGTAAATTGTATATAGATTTGACTCCTTCTGTGTTTTATAATAATATTAAGATTATTCGTGCTACAGAGGATGTTAAACTTATAATTAGACTAGGAATACAGAATGCTGTGGAGAATTTATAAAAATTTTGCCTAAGAGAATTGACAACTTTTTAGTAAAAAATGGGATGAGTAAGTTTTGCATTTGTTTTCTAATGTGTTTTGTTACAAAACTAGTAAAAAAATCCATTAGTAAATGTTGGGCTATTGAATATTATCATTATATTTGCAGAGTCAAACATCAAACTTGTTCGTCAAGTACGTAGAGCGCGGTTAATGCTCATATTTTAATGGGCTTTTTTTATGCCTATACAGAACCATTTTCGTAAAGTCACGAAAATGATAATACATATAAAGGATATTGTAGAAGTCGCAACTTGTTGTGCAAAGTCTACGGCTGCCTTTCCCAAAACTTAATTGCTCTACGGAGTGACACGGTTTGATGTTTGACGACACGGGAGATGGCAGCCGTTCTTTTTCTGCCTAAAATGTCAAACATCAAACCGTATGAAACAAACAGTTTCAATTCCTGCTACCGACATAAATGTCGTGAGCAAATCGTCAGTCCTAACTATGTGGCTGAACCGTGAAAATCAATTATTTTCTTCCGTACTTGAAGAACCAGTGTCTAACCGTCAGGTGTGCCTTATGGCTCATGCTTCCTTAGCTTTCATGGCACTGGCAGGTTCTGCTTTCAAGAAACTTTTCCAAAAAGTTTGTGGATTAAAAAATAATCCCCATCTTTGCAGTGCTTACCATTTGAGAAAGGCGAGAAGGCTCGCCAAAATATTTGCTGCGGGCATTTTTTATGTCCATGGCTATACATATAGTTCCGTCCCGTGTGGTGTCGTTAATGCGCCCACAGCCTTTCTCAAGGTGGTAAGCAACGGGGAGCGGAACTTTTTCTGTTTCTTCCCCGTAATAATTAACATATTGTTTCATTTTAATTGCTTACCAAAATGAAAAATCAAACAGTTACTTTGCCTGTATCAGGGGCAAAGAAATCCGCACTTGTTGCGTGGTGTGAAAAGGAGAACCAACTGTTCTCATGTGTTCTTGAATCCGTAGTTACCAACCGTCAGGTGTGCCTTATGACTCATGCTTCCTTGGCTTTTTCTGCATTGGTATGTGCAGCATTTGTGTCGGCTGTTCCTGCATTGCTTTGCCTGGCTTGGTTTGTTGTGTCGTTACATCTTTGCAAGAAAGGAGGGCTGAAATGAAATTCTTTATTGATGAGCCCAAAACTTACCTGTCTGTCAACAATAAAGGCAGGGCTATGAACCAGTGGATTTCCACTTTCACTCATGTATTGATTCCTGATGAACTGTCACGTGATGCCTTTATTGAGAGTATTCGTGCCAAAGCGTCCATGTTGGATGAAGAGTTTCCAAGAACCAAACCGCTTCGTGTGGATGTTTCCAGAAACAATGATATACATATTGAGGTCTATCCCGATAAGAATCCGTATAATACTGTCTTCATAGTTCATATTTATCCAGTACGCGGCGAGTTCCGTTTCTGTGAATCTACAAACCCTAAAATATTGGAAGGAGGCCTGAAATGAAAGAAGAAGGATTTAACCCGAATGCTGTCATAACAGATCAAGTGATAGATGCGCTGGCTAATATACAGGATCATGAGCCCGGTTCCTTTCGGGAGCATACGGAGAAATTGACGGATATTCTGTTGGATGACTTTGAGTTGATGGAACCGGACAATTTGAAAAGAAATCTGGATTTGGTGCAATTCTTTCGGTTCTATGCAGGACTGATAGAGAAATTGCATCCACAAAGCAAGTAGTCCTGTCCTTTATCCCATATTGCATTTGTCCCATATTTGCTTGAAAAATAGCGAATATGGGACAAATTAATTTATATACCGCAGTCGAGGAGATGAAAGCGGTGAGCAAAGCTGAAGGGACATTCAGTATCAAATTCCGGAAATACAACCGTCAGAAACAGTCTGGCGGTGATCTGGTGTTTTTGAAAGCGGCCAGGCTTCGTTCCAAGGCTTCTGATGAAAAAATAGAGAATGCCAGTCATAAACTGTTTCTTGTCGATACGGAAACAGGCAACGCATTGAACTGCTGGCAGATTCTGGTAGTGGAATTTAACGGACAGAAAACAGTTTTGTAATATGGAGGTAAGACGTAGCGGAAATTTCGGCTTTGTGGACCCCGGCAATGGATCGCTTTATTCCTTTGACATATCGGGACGTGGCAAGGGATGGGAACCTTCCAGTATCATGCTGAACCATAACCGTAACACCTGTTTCACGAGGAAGATGAGTGTGGCCGGATATGATATCGTTCCGATGGGGGATAACAATGACATGCCCGGAGAGGTCATGCGCCTGCTTGACCGGTTCTATGCCGGCGAGGGTATTCTTGGCAAGATTGCCGGTCTGCAATGGGGGGACGGTCCCCGGTTCTATGAGGATGCAATTGATGATACGGACAACCGTTTCTACAAAAAATGGGTGCTTGCACCTGATATTGAGTCGGACATGTCTTCCTGGGATTATCGGATTTGTATGCACCGTTGTTTGGTTGATCTCACCCACATGCAGGGCTTCTTTATCAAGTTTGTCCGCAACCGTGCGCCCCGTATTGGCGGGCGGGGGAAGCTACTAAGGTTGGAGCATATCCCTTACCAGCGTGCCAGACTGTTGTACCCTCCCCCTGGGAAAAATGATCCGGAAGGCATTGTCGTGGGAGATTTCCCTTTCCCGGATCCTGAATATATGGAGAGGTATCCCATGTTTGATCCGGCAGATCCTTTCCGATATCCGGTGTCGGCCAGATATTACAACATCTATTCCTTCTGTAAGGATTTTGTTAGTACCCCGCGTTTTCTGGGAGCCTTTGACTGGCTGGAGATAGCCGGTACCCTGGCACCATTACTGCATAACTATAATCTGAATTCCAGCGCGCTCAGTCTGCATATAGAATCTCCACAAGGGTATTGGGACAAGGCGGAGGAACGTTTGAAATCCGTATGCCGCAAGCGTGGGGAAACCTATACGGCCAAGATGCTGGAGGATTACAAGGATGAATGCATGGAGAAATTTGCCGGAGGTATTACCGGGATGAAGAATGTGGGGAAATATATGCACACCACCCGGTTCTGGAGCGATGAAGCCAACGATTTTGAGGGATGGAAGGTGACTCCTATTGATAAGAAGGTGAAGGATTACATCGAGGCACAGATTAGAATCAGCAACAAGGCTGACGCTGCTGCCACCTCCGGATTCGGAATTGATCCGGTGCTGGCGAACCTCATTTTGGAAAACAAACTGAGCAGTGGAAGCGAGAAACTGTATTCCATCAAGGTCTACAATGCGTCTGAAACGGCTATTCCGGACATGATACTCTGCAAGCCGGTGCAGGAGTATATCAACGCTAACTGGCCGGGAACAGATATACGTATCGGACTGTACAGGAATGTGGTGAGTCAGGAAGAGAACGTGTCGCCGGGAAACCGTATGAAAGAAAATATATAAGTTATGAAAATGATATTCGACAGAAACGGAGAAGGACGCCAGGAGCTTGTCGCGGCGCTGGGAATGATTTCCGACAGCCTGGACTATTCCAAATGGAAGCCGGTACTGCCTTTGGCCGCACGCCAGCTGACCTGTATTATCGGGGCGGACGTGTTTTCGGAGATAGTTGACCTTTATCGGACTGATGACCTGGATCCAGAGAAAGAGGAACTTGTATTCATGGCGCAGCGTGCCGTGGCATATTTCGCATGGGTGAAGGTTGTCCCCACGTTGGACGCACAGCATGGCGGTAGCGGAAGGCAGAGGAAACTGGGAGAAAATGAAAAGGGGCTGACTGCCCTCCAGGAATACAAGGATGAAATGAACATCCTTAATCTGGCGTATGAATCGGTGGATGCTCTGGTAGGATTCTTGGAGGAGAAGCAGTTTGATTTCTGGGAAAAAAGCCGGGCTAAAAGACAGATGGACGGATTGCTCATCCGTACCAAGGATGAGTTTGACGAGTTCTATCATATCGGCAGCCACCGTCTGTTTCTCATACTGGTTCCCATCCTGCGTGAAATACAGCGTACGGACATTCTGCCTGTTGTCGGGAAGGAGCGGTATGACTGGCTCGTCAGGAGAGATTCAAACGTATGTGACACTCTCTTGGAGGAATGCCAGCGACCCCTGGCGCTGTTGGCCGTCAAGAAAGCGGTTGAACGCCTACCCGTAGAGGTTATTCCGGAAGGTATCGTACAGGTGCAGCAGACCGGGACTGTAAAGGAAAAGTTACGGGCAGAGAAAGAGGCGCGGAAAAGTGTGGCGGACAGTCTTCAGGCCGATGCCGACCGGTATCTTCAGGAATTGCAGGATACGGTGGCGGCTTTGGACGCCGCGCCTGAGGAGGTTGATTTCTATGTTTCAGGCCCCACGCTTCAAAGCAAGGGGATAACCTTTTGATTTTTATGCGTGTAATATATTATCAGAACAGACAAGTGAGTGTGCCGGAAACGCTTGAGGAACTGACACCTGCCCAGTATTACCGTTATCTGGAGATCGCCACCATGGCTAACCAGCATATATTGTCGGAACCCGGGATACGTTTGAAAATTCTGTCTCTTTTTCTGGCACTCCCAGTTGATATGGGGCATCTTCCTCCATCCACATGGAAAGAAACGCTGGCACTGTTGTCCCTGACGGATCCGTTCGTTATTCGTGAGGGAAAATCTTTCCGGCTGGACCTGAGTACCGGAATCAACCTCCTTCCGGAATGGAACGGCTTTCACGGACCGGAAGACATGCTCAACGGGGTATCGTTTGACACCTTCTGCAAGTGCATGGCACTGGTAAGACGGATGGGTGATGAGGGTGGCGGCGACAGGGACATGATATTACGGGAGTTCGGAAAAGCTCTTTATACGGGAAGGGAAGGTGCGGAACCGCCAATTCTGCTCTGTCTTCATGCTTATCTGTTTTTTATGAATGTGTTCGCCATCATCCGGGAGGAGCCTTTGGAGATTGACGGTGAAACGGTTGACTTGCGGATTCTTTTCCGAAAAGATGAGAAGCCGGAAGCGGATGACCATACCGGCTGGACGGGCATTGGGATGGATATCGCTGAGAACGGGGCATTCGGGAACTATGCAGAGGTGAGGGCGACACCGTTCTGGGATATCCTTATTTTCCTTTACAGAAAGAAGTTTGAGAAATTACATTCCAAAAGATAGAGCCTATGATCAGTTTGAAAACCTATCGTGAGTATTATGAGGATGTCATGCGGCGTGTACCTGGCATACATTCCGTCAGAGTAGTGAATGTGGACCAGGACATGAGCGACTGTCTGAAAAGTATCAGTTCTGACGAGCTTCCGGTTCTGTTCGTGGTCGTACCGTCCGCACAGGAGACAGGTACGGATCCGGACAATGTGGAGGAGGATAACCTGTGTCTTATATTTCTGATGGACCGTATGGATATGCAGCGCCGTGGTCCGGTTCGGGTGCTGGAAGATACACAGCCCCTTGTCGAGAGCATCAAGAATGTGATGCGTGGTGACAGGAACAGGGGGTGCTGTCTTATGCGTAATCTTGACCGGATGACCACTACCCCGGAAACAGGATTCTATACGGATTACAGCGGTTGGAGTGTGTCGTTTAAACTTGGTACGGAATGAGTGACGGATGGAACCCTGTGAGGGAGGAGTTCTTCAAAAGAACCCTGTCCCGTGACTTCAAGACCATTTATCAACGGCAGTTGGATATTGCGGAAAGAGGTATTTACCGGGAAGGAAGACAGCTTAAGGTGAGATTCCGCCCGGATAAAATTGTGCCCGGCCGTACAGGGCATCTGCGTGACCGTCTTGCGGCATCCGAGTTTCAGATAACGGGGGTGGATCCGATAATGCTGGAAACGGGCTACCCTCTTTATATACGTTTTCTTGACATGCGGGAGAAACGCGATCTCCGTATCTATAACCGTCAGATATGGGGGATAGTGTACAACAACGCATTGCCTGATCTGAGAGCGGGCATGTCCGATTCGCTCCGCAAGGAGATCCGCAACCGGCTGGAGGAGTTGTTTCCCTGGCCGGACGGGAATGACAGTGCGCATCGTCCCGGATACCGTCCTCATTGATATTTTGCCCCGTTGTCCATGGATATGCGGGGCTTCTCATGTTTCTCCCGTCCTTTGCCCCTTCCTTGCCGGTTACTAGTTTTGCTGAAAAGTAACCGTATGAACAAGAAACTGAAAGATGATTATATAAAGTTCACCCTCTCCCTGAATACCAGTGAGGCCCGTGAGGAACTGAACCGTCTAAACGCGTCCTCCCGTGAGCTGCAACGGACGAATGATGGTTTGCGCAATTCGATGACAGAACTGGTAGCCTCCGGCAAGAAAGGCAGCGATGAGTACAAACGTCTGGAGGCAGAGCTGAAATCCAATTCCAAAGCCATATCCGATAATAATGCGAAAGTGAAGATTCTCCGCTCCTCTATGAAGAGCACCGAGAAAACTTATGCGGAACTGGCCAAAGAGGCCCGCGGGCTTCAAAAACAGCTGGACAATACTGTCAAGTCCCTTCATCCGGAAGAATATGCCCGTTTGGAAAAGCAGCTGGAGGAAACACGAGAGGCGATGGCCCGTCTGCGTGGCGGAACCAATGAAACTTCCGGGTCATTCCTGAAACTGGGGAATATGAAAGCTATGGTGGTGGGATTTTTTGCGTCCGCCGGAGCGGCTGCCCTTGATTTTTTCAAAGACGGCATGTCCAAGGCAAAGGAATTTGTCAGGGAAAGTGTGGAGGTGGCCATTCAGGCTGACGGAGTTCTTCATGCATTTGAGAAGTTGGACCGCCCTGATCTTCTTGCAAACCTTCGTACTGCCACTAAGGGAACCTTGTCGGATCTTGAGCTGATGAAAGCAACGGTCAAGGCAAAGGATTTCCGGCTCCCGGTTGATGATATGGGAAAATATCTGGCATTCGCCCAGTTGAAGGCGCAGCAGACCGGCCAAAGTGTGGAATATATGACAGACTCTATTGTGACCGGTCTGGGGCGCAAGTCGCTTCTTATACTGGACAATCTGGGACTTTCCGCCGCAGAAATCAATGAGGAGGTTGCCAAAACTGGTGATTTCATGAAAGGGGTGTCCAATATCATAGACCGCCAGCTAACACAATCCGAATTGTATGTATCCGCATCTGACAAGGCTGCTCAGGCTGATGCAAGGCTGGAAAATGCCAAATTGAAACTAGGAAAACGGTTGTCCTGGCTTGGAGATTTATGGATCAGCCTGAAAAACAGAATGGCTGAAACTGTCAATACAACAGTATCCACCGCCAATGAAAAGTTTTATGAACAGAAGGAACGGGTTATAAGCCTTTATTCCGAGTATATGCCGTTGCTGGACCGGTATGATGAGCTGAAGACCAAGACCAGACTATCCTCGGACGAGCAGGCCGAACTTAATTCCATCATCACCAAAATCACGGACAATATTCCCGGAGTGATAACCAAAGTGGGGGAATACGGACAGGCACTGGATATTTCCAGCGGCAAAGCCAGGGAGTTCGTGCGGCAACAGAAGGTACTGTTGGGATATATGAACCGGGAAGCCATCAAGGAAGAGGAGAATAATCTGGAGGAATACAGGAAGAAATACCAGAACGCGCTGAAGGCGCAGCAGGCCGGAGGGGTGTATGTGACTTCTTCCATGAGCAATACCGGATATTCCACCTCCTGGTTCGATAATACTCCGGGCACACTGGCACGTATTGATGATGATGTCAGGAAGTATGGCGACATGATCAAGGGTGCTGAGCTCCGAATCCGGGAACTGCGGGGTGAGAGTCTGGAGAAGTCCCTGGAGGACAACGAGAAGAGGATCAAGATGCGGGATGAGTTCATCAAGATGAACAAGAAACAGCTGGAAACATGGCTTGCAGACGAAAAGAATGCGGGCAGCGAGTACAGGGACATGGCCCGCACCATTCTTTCCGGCAAGACGGATATCCAGGTGGATCCTCAGAAAGCCAATGCGGTTAATGCGCAGAGTGTGAAACTGGAGGACTTGCAGAAGAAACATTTGCAGGAGCGTCAGCGTCAGGAGGAGGAACTGGAATTCCGGATAGCCCAGACCCGCATAGATGCTATGGAGGCCGGGGCTGAAAAGGAACTGGCACAACGGGAACTTGACAACCGCAGAGAGATATCGCTTCTGCGGCGGCAGAAAGAGGACTATATCCAGGCTGTAATCCGGTTTGAGAAAGAAAAGTTCGAGGCCGAGGAGGAGCTGAAAGCGAAGAAGGACAAGCGTTATGTGAAAAAATCCTTTGATTCGTCCTCGGTGTCCGTGGATACGTCGACATTTGACACAATCATCAGCAACACCACCAGACGTCAGAGGAAAGAGGGGTTGCGTGAGCAGGAAAGTTCATGGGACGAATACCTGATCAAATACGGTACTTTCCAGGGAAAAAAGGAGGCGTTGACACGTAAATACAGGGCATTGATGGATAGTGAGTCTGATGCAGGCAGGATCGCATTTCTGCAAAAGGAGTTTGAGGAAGCTCTGTCGGCCCTGGATGTTGACAAGTTGAAGCAGGAGATCAATTGGGAGATGATATTCGGGGATTTAAGCAAGGTGTCTAAAAAAGAGCTTGACAAGGTCAGGACTCAGTTGAAACTGTTCCGTGAATCCGATGAATATAAGAATATGACTGTAGAGCAGAAAAAGGTTATTGATGAAGCTTTGGACGGGATACAGTCCGCGATCATTGACAAGGGCGGACTGCTTGGAGATCTTCCTGACCAGTTGGACAACCTGAGGAAAGCCCAGGAGGAGCTGGATAAGGCTCAGGATGAATATAATGCGTCTTTGGAAAGCGGGACACGTGCCGAACAGGAGGCGGCGAAAGAAAAGCTTAATACCGCTGACCAGAATGTCACGAATGCGAAAACGAATGTGGACAAGTCATCAAAAAAGGCTATAGACAATATAACCGGAGTCACCAATGCCATTGCGCAGCTCGGGGAGGCGGATGTAAGTCTTTCCTCATTCGGGGACAGTGTCGGGTCATTGGTTGATGTGCTCTCGGAATCCGGGTCGAAGATAGGTGGAATCATTGCCGCCATCCTAGCCATACTTGACCAGATCGGTAAGCAGGGGCTTGACAAGTTCGTGGGGAATATACTGGGAAGCGTGAGTGATGCCGTAGGAGGAATTTTCGATACGGTGGGTTCCATCTTTGGAATCAAGGGGGCCGGTGGTATTTTCCATGGCGCTGATTATTCCGGTTATAATGAGATGGTGGCGCAGTATGATAATCTACTGGATATCTGGGACGAGCTGCTTGACAAAAAAAAGGCATATATAAATGAAAGTTACGGTGCAGAAGCATCCAAAGCCGGAGAGGAAGCTCTGAATATTGCAAAAAACGAGCTGGATGTACAAAAGAAACTTGCCGAGGCACGTCTGAGTGCCGGCAGCAGTATCGGAAGTCACAGCCAGGGCTACAGGATGTGGAAAGGCTCCTACAAATGGGAAGGACAGAACTGGCGTGATGTCGCCGGGGAGATATCCAGGGAGTACGGTGTGACGTTCAATGAGATGAAAGATATGATCAATATGTCCCCGGAAGTCTTGCAGTCCATCAGGGAGAATTATGCCGGCCTCTGGTCTGTTATGGACGGAGAGTTCAGAAACCATCTGGAAAATATCATCAAATATGGCGAAACGGAAAAGGAAATACTGGAGGCGGTGAAGGAACAGGTTACCGGTATATCCTTTGACAGCTTTGAGGATTCTTACTGGGAGATGATATCCGATCTGGAGAACGGGAATGAAGAACTGGCCGAGAATCTGGAGGAACAGCTCCGCAAATCCATTATCAGAGCCATGATGGCCGACAAGTACATGGAACAGGTCAGAAAACTATATGAAACCTGGGCAGAATATGGTGAGGATGGTTATACGAAAGATGAGGTTGATGCATTGCGTGAGATGCAGGAACAGTTGTCTGAAGCAGTGCTGGCCGAGAGAGACAGTCTGGCGGATATCTTCGGATGGGACGCATCCGGAAACTCTTATTCCCAATCCTCTTCCAAAGGATATTCCACCACCATGAGCCAGGAAACAGGTGAGGAGATCAGCGGACGGCTGACAGCCATGTATGAGTCTAATGTACGTTTGGAAACCAAAGGAACGGAAATGAATGCGAATATGCTTATTATTTCCACGGCAGCATTGAATATGGCAAAGGAACTTGCTGCTCATTCGGTGTGTGTCACGGAAATGCGCGATGTATTGCATGAATGCAACGATCATTTGGAGAAAATTGAAAAATATACCGGCATATTGAGCGGCATGGACGACACTCTTGCCGAGATAGAAAAAAACACAAAAGGAATGTGATTATGGAGAGGAATGCTTTTATTAATGGCAGGAATATCTGGAGTACATGGGGTGCGGAATTGATGGACGGAGCTTTGGAGGCTATACTGACACCCCCTCCTGTGAAGGACTATATCGAAAATGACAGCAGGTTGGAACATGGCATACAGATTACTTCATCGCCCGAGATCTGCAAGATGGATTCTAGGGAGCTCACCCTGCCTTTTTTTATTACGGGAAACTCGCAAAGTGACTATCTGGATAAATATTCGTCCTTTGTATCCGAACTGGTAAAGGGTAAAATTGCACTGAAAATCCCGGCACTGGGAAAGATTTACAATCTGTACTATCTGTCTTGCGGCAAGTATGGAAGTTACGGAAAATGCCGGGGTAAGTTTATGGTCAAACTCAAAGAACCCAATCCGGGCGACAGGAAAGATATTGTATGAAAATTGAGATCAGAAATTCAGCTGGTACACCATGTTATCAGGATGTTGTCAGAAAAGGCAGCAAACGTAAGTTCACTCTGATGAAGGAGGACTTTATACTTTTGAAGTTCTCCCTGAAATCTCCTGTCTTTTTCAAACTGGGCGACTGGACGGAGGACACACGTTTCGGACGGTTCGAACTATGCGATCTGTACAAACCCAAGTACAACCGTAAAACCGGGGCATACGACTATGAGCTTCAGCTTGACGCCTACTACTGGAAATGGAAAAACAAAATCTTCAAATATACCCCGGAGACGGCCGGACAGGAAGCGTCCTGGAACCTGACCGCCCCGCTTGACGTACAAGCCGGTATAGTCCTTAGAAATTTGAAAGCTCTTGGTTACACATACAAAGGACAGGATTTTGTTTTCTCCATTGATTCCACAGTCGAAAACAAGTCCCAGTTGATGAGTTACGATAACATCAACATCCTTGACGCTTGTTTTGAGATGGCGAAGAAATGGGATTGCGAATGTTGGGTGACTGAAAACATCATCCATTTCGGACGTTGTGAGTCCGGCGATGCGGTGGATTTCGAAATCGGGAAAAACGTGCAGGAAATGTCACAGTCAGAATCCCGGTCCACTTATGCCACCCGTATCTACGCTTTTGGTTCAACAAAGAATATCCCATCTGACTACCGTCCGGTTGACGAGACCGTGGTTGTGAACGGCGTGGTGCAAAAACGCTTAATGTTGCCCGAAGGCACTCCTTACATTGACGCTTATCCTGATATGACCACCGAGGAAGCCGTCGAGCAGGTGGTTATCTTCGATGAAGTCTATCCCCGAAGAACGGGCATCATGTCGGATGTCACCACTATCGAAGTGACGGACAAGGTGGAGAATGAGGACGGGACAACCACCGAGGAAAAATGGAATGCCTACCGCTTTAGGGACACGGGTGTTAACTTTTCCGAGAAATATATCCTCCCCGGTCAGGAGCTGAGGATACGTTTCGCGTCCGGGCTTCTCAACGGTTTGGAGTTCGCCGTGAAGTTCAATCCTGAGGGAAAGCCGGAGAAATTGGAGGATGGCGGATGGAACCCTGAGGCACAGCTTTGGGAGATAGTCAGGAATGAGGACTATGGCAGACCGCTTCCCGGTGATGTGCTCTTTCCCCAGGATGGGGATGAATATGTGCTTTCCGGCTGGGACAGCACGAAAATAACCGAACTTGGACTTGTGGGTGCCGCCGAGCAGGAGTTGAAGGAAAAGACTGAAAAGTACGCTGCCAAATCCAAGATAGACCCGAGTACCTATGGCTGCACGATGATGTCAAATGACGCATACCGTGAGGATGGCGTTCATAATTTCTATGGCATCGGTCAAAAGGTCAACCTTATCAACAAGGCTTATTTCGAGAACGGAAGACAGTCAAGGGTTATCGGATTTGAATTCAATCTTGACTATTCCTTTGACTCACCTGTTTATACTGTCGGGGAAACCACCGCCTATTCCCGTATCGGGGAGCTGGAGGAAAAGGTTGAGAGCCTTACCCTGAAGGGACAGACCTATACGGGCGGTGGTGGCAGCGGTGTGTATGTGATCGGAAGCCACGACTCCACCCCTGCGACAGACCATAACGTGTATTCCGCATTGCGCTCGCTGATCATGTTCATGCGCAAGGACACGGAGGAACGCACCGGTTTCCTATTATCCCTGTTGGGCGGAACCGTCATCAAGAAATACGCCAAGTTTGGTGATTTCGTTACTGGTGTATCAGGTGGTTACATAGACGAAAAGGGCAATCTTGAAATGGAAAGCGGTGTATTTCGTAAGCGTTTGTTTGTTCCTGAAATAGCCTATAACCGTACAACCTATTTCAAAGGACGTATGGTAAACTCCCCCGGTGGTGGTTGTACCGTATTGTCATACGTGGATAACGGCGATGGAACCTACACCATCGCTCCCGATCTGACAGATGCGGACGGATTGAGCCAGTTTGTTGATGACATCCTTACCACCTATTTTGTGACTAAAAATAGCGAAGGCAAACTGAACGGTTTTGAAGAAATGAAATTCCGTGTGACTGCCGCAGATTATACTGCCAAGAAGTTTACTGTCATTCCCCGTCCGGGGCATTCTGACTGGAAACCTGCCGAGCAGATGGTATTGGCACAAACAGGTAACTTTACGGACCCGGAACGTCAGACTTATATACTTATTGATTCAGTCAACGGAAACAACTGTATTACATTCTTTGACAATGCCAACACTTGGGACCCGGAGCCGGCGCAGATGCCTGCGTGGTTCGGCAAAAAAAAGGGCATGACCGTTAACGGAATTGATTGCGAGAAATATTCAGCCGTGTTGCAACAGGTCTTATTGACTGGGCTTATCTTCCAGATAGATGAGATAACGGGGAACAAGGTTCGTGTACCCTTGGACAAGGGTGAATGGGTTGCAGGGAAGTACGCCTACTATGACCGGGTGTCACATAACGGGGCTTTGTGGTTGTGTGTTGATGACAACGGAACGACAACAGAACCGTCAGATGATAATCCGGCATGGCTGAAACAAGTGGCGGAAGGGCAAAAAGGTGATCCGGGATTGTCCGTAGTAGGTGGCGGTCATTGGGAATCCTCCAAGACCCCGTACAAAGCCAATACAATGGTCACTCTTGCCAATTGTGTCTTTATATCCAAGGTGGAAACCTCCAATCCTCCGATTAAAATTGCAAGGTTCAGGAACGGCAATTATCGAAAGAAAAAGGATGGCGGTTATATCCTTGCCGGGAAATCAGCCGACTGGACCGTGCATGAAGACTGGGAGATGCTGCTGGACGGTCGTGAACTTAAAGGTGAGAGTATCACCTTCTTGGGTGAGTTCGCATCCCATCCGTCCAATCCCAAGGAGGGTGACAGCTACCGAAATACGGCTGACCATTGTACTTACATATACCGGAATGGTTTGTGGATGGTCATGGTCAAAGACGGGACTGACGGTAAGGACGGCAAAGGTTACGAGTGGATCTACACCCGTACCAACATCATCGGCCTTACCCCTGACAAGCCGGATTCGAAGCAGCAGGATGATTATATACCGGAAGGCTGGACAGATGATTTTCTTGGCGTGGATGCAGACCATCAGGTGGAATGGGCGTGCAAACGTGTGAAGCGTGATGGAGTATGGAGTGAATGGAGCACTCCGGCCCCTGTGCACCGTTGGAGTAAGGACGGGGAGTCGAATATCATGGCCGACCTTGACAATGAGATGGTGAGCGTCGCTCTTACCAGTACCGGTGTTACTACTTCCGCACAGTCATGGACTACCCATGTATCCATGTGGTACGGTACCGAGAAACTCACCCTTGAGACTTTAACAGTCAGCACGCCTGCCGGTTTCACGGCAAGCACAAGCAAGGCCACCGGAGCGGTGGCGATATCCGTCGCTGCCGGAAAGTCGGTTCCGGAACAGAATACGGTCACCATCACACTGGCTGCAATGAAGAACGGGCAGCTCTATACCCGTGAACTGACTTTCAAGATAACCGGTGTCCGTGGCGGGGCGGACGGTTCCGATGCGGTAATTTATAGCCTTGTCACTTCGGCCACGATGGTCAGCAAGAACAAGAACGGCGGTTACAGTGTAGCTTCGGTATCCTGCCGGCGTATGAAGACAGTCGGTGCGGTCACTACGGCCACAACGGACGGGGAGTTGAAGTACAGTCGTGACGGTGCGGCCGAGGTTCCCATCGGTGATGGTGTCGGGGTGGCTTCCGGTAATTTTACCAGTAGCTTGAAGTTCGTGTTCTACGTGAACGGTCAGGCGGTTGATGTCGAGACTGTCCCGATGGTTGTGGACGGCAGTGACGGAAAGGATGGTGAGAGCATCACAGCAGCCGGTCATTGGGAATCCGCCAATACTCCGTATGCCAAGAACAGTACAGTATCGTTTGCCGGAGGATCTTACTTAAGCAAGGTTGAAACCTCCAACCCTCCGATTAAAATCGCCAAGTTCAGAAACGGCAGACTCCGCAGGAAAAGAGACGGCGGATACATCCTCGCCGGCAGATCCGCGAACCGGACGGTACATGCGGACTGGCAGGAGATGGTTGCTCCCGTCGGACCGTCGGCATCCTACTGGCTGGACAGTCCTGTCAGCGTGATCAACTTCACCAGTACGGGCACGCCATCCCCGTCTGGATTCCTTGTCACTTGCAAACAGAATGTGGCAGGCAATGTAAGCACGTGCAGCACGCTTTATCTGGCAGCCCGTAAGTATAACGGAAGCTGGCTGGCTCATGTAGGTGCTACCCTAAGCAATCAGATATCCGTTCCAGCGACAGCCGGATACACCCAGTTTGCCGTCCGGGCTTATCAATCCGCATCGGACGCGAACGCATGGAATAATAATTTTGTCGCTGAAAAAGGGGTGGGTGTTGCAAATGATGGCGCCATAGGAGCAACTGGAGCGACAGGGGCTTCTCCAAGAGATATGGGAGTATTCCAATCTGGTACTAGCTATGTATGGAACGCCAGCTATCGTGACAAGATCATCTACAAGTTCAATGGCGTGTATTATAATTTCCTTGTGCGGAACTATGGTGCCAGTGTAACCGCCGCCCCTACATCTGTCAACGGGGATTCCAATTGGGAAGCCATGCAGAAGTTTGTTAATATCGCCACTGACACCCTGTTTGCTACAGGAGCCAATATATGCGGATTCATGTTCACATATAAAGGAATGGATGCCAACGGCATACCTTTTGGAGATATAAAATCACAGAAGTCAACCAATGGTGTGCCCAACCTGATACTGAATTCCGAATCCGGTTATATTCATGGCATTAATATGGACATAGAAGGAGGACGTATCGGTCCGTTCTCCATCGCTTCGGGGATGTTGTCCTCAAAGATCCTTTATGAAAATGAAACAAATAAATACGTCGGTTTCAATCTGTCTGCCGGACAAATTGAGTTTTATAACGAAAGGACATTTGCAAACGTAAGAATCGGGGGAAACACGCAGTTTGTCACCATTGAAGGGATTAAGTATGATGCTGGAATTGACATACAGAGTCCAAATGTCATGATCGGGATGCACATCAAGACTCCAAGCATTCCTCTATTCGTGGAGGGAGGTAACATTTTCCTTCATCCGAACAATGACAGCTATGTTTCTCTTCGTGGCATAGTTGGCAACTGGAGGAACATATCCGTCAGCACTCCCCTGAATAACAATGATGATAATGTGATGTTTATTAATACGGGCAATATAGAAGTGACACTTCCTCCGGATGTTCCGGGACATACTATATACTTCAAACGTATGAGCGGCGGAGTAAGATTGACAGGAGGACGGATCCTGCCTGCTCCCGGAGGACAGGAGGTGTCTTATATTGATTTGGATTTTGCATCCGGCTTCATTAAGTGTATGGGTAATTATTGGGTTATGTTTTATTGCGGATAATTTAAATATAAAGTATGAGAATAAATTTTGCACAATTCCCTATTTATGATGGGATTAAAAAAGAAAAGCTTATAGCCAGTAACATCACTGAGGCCTTCGGTGACTGGATATATAAGAACGTAGCGGGCTTGAAGGCGCATCTCCTTGCGGAGAAAATCTTCAAGTCGACTGTAGATGGTGTGGAACTTGACGAAGAGGAGGTGGATATCATAAGACGTTCTACCCCTATGTTGTCCGGCTTGCTGGCCGATTCTTTGAATGATTATTTAGATAAAAAGGAGGAACAACATGAAAAAGGTATATTGTAACAACCTTCTGGCAAAGGTGCTGCTTGCGTTCAGTTCTTGCCATACGATAACAATCGGTCCGTTTGTTTTAAGCAAGCGACCGGAAGAGAAAATCACTCAGAAAGTGAGAAACCATGAGTGTACCCACGCCCGTCAATGGGTTGAGATGGCAGTTGCCATCGGTACAGTTATCTGGATCTTGCTGTTGTGTTTTGACCTTTCCGCCTGGTGGCTGGTACTGGCCGGGCTGGCATTCTATCTCTGGTATGGTGTGGAGTGGCTGGTCAGGGCGGTACGGTTGAAGGATGCCGGCAGGGCGTATAAGACGGTATCGTTTGAGAGGGAGGCATATTCCAACGAGGATGATCCGAATTATATTGAGAACAGTAATTATTTTGCATGGGTGAAGTATTTGTTTTAATTTTAAAATTTGCATTATGGACTTGAATAATATAGTTGGCTTTAAAGCTGTGGATAAAAACGGCAACGAACGACAGGTGACCGTCGATGAGATGACAGAATTAGTTTCCGCACGGATTGTTTCCGCTGCATCAGAAATATCAACATTTGCTGCCGCTGCGGCAGCCGGAACAGATGAGTTTGAGGATCAGTTGCCCCAGTCCGACACCTTCTCTTGGCTCCGTACTTTGGACGGTTCCAAGAACCCAACTTTGACATCTTCTTCGGCTGCCGCGAAAGTCCTGGGAGAACTCATCGGCACAGCTACGGTTAATAAGAATGGATTAATGAGTAAAATATTTGCAGTAACTGATATAGAAAGAGGAAAAGGTCTGATTATTGACTATAAAGCTGATTCTAATGGCTTATATACTTCTTCTTCGTTGATAGAAATATATGTCTATTCGGGAGCTAATACTGCATTTTATAGAGTGATGTCAATACCTACTGGATCTAAAAACATAGAAATAAAATATATGGGGATGCATTGGTGCGATTTTAAATATGCAGATAGTAAATTGTATGTGTTACCTAAGTCGGATGATTCTTCCATCTCGTATAAGGTATCATTAGTTAGAAGAACAAGACCGATTTTCTCAACAATAGACTTTTCTGATTTTTCCAATATTACAGGTGAAATAATTACACCTACACCTGATTAATCCACTTCTGGGAGAACTGATTGGTGTTGCTACAGCCAAGAAAGATGGACTAATGCCTATGGAACAGTTCTTCGATAGAGATGTTAATCCCATTGAAGATTACAATACATTTACATGGAATGGGATTCGGAAAACAACTAAATCAACATCTAATTCTCCATTCGAAAGTGGTGATGGGCAAAATGCTGTTATATTTATAGGGACAAATGATGTTCAAAAAATAGGGTTTCAAGCAACCTATTCGGGGCAATTTATTAAGATCAGGCTATATTGGGTCGGTAGTTGGGGTAAATGGCAAACTTTTTCTTTGACATAAAAACGATAGCATTTAATTTTATTATCACTATCTTTGTAAGGAAATGCAGATTCTCTCATAAATGACTTTACTTATAGGGTTTATAGATTTTTTAAACCATTTTTAAGCAGTTGCCCGTGATGGATAGCTGCTTTTTTAGACTACGCTGTTCTGCCCCATCCCAGAAGTACAAAATTCCTATACCTGTGTCAAATCTATTTTATTCCATCCAAAATTGGTATGGTTAAGTTGTCTCACATACAATTTAAACCCATCTGAAACAGAATAAAAAGCGAACTGGACTTTATATGAATGCCCAATGACAAATAGCGGTCCCCAACTTTGGGTAAATGGAGCATTGGAAATGTCACCAAATATTTCATACCAACCATTGTCTACTGCTAGATTTGCATCACTAACTCTCCCTCTATACATGAATGGAAACAGCTTCAAATTAGTGAACAGTTCTCCCAGGTCGAGATTATAAGATTAATATTGTCGAATTTGATTATTTTGGAGGAAATAGCTAAATTTAAAATAAAAATATGCTAGAGAAGATACGATACAGGTTGGTCTTTAACCGCCAAAAGAAACTGAATAAGCAAGGCACGGCCCTTGTACAGGTTGAAGCTTATTTAAATCAAAGGAAAATCTACCTGAAGACCAATGTTTACCTCAAGCCTGAATGCTGGAGTCGTGAGGGGGCACAAGTCATTAACCATCCTCAGTCAAATGAGTTGAACGCAATGTTATATGAGCATATATTAGATGCTTTTCTTTTTTGTTGTTATGTCGGTCTGCGATTTTCGGATTTTTGCCAACTTAATTACAAGAATCTGGTGAGCATTGACGGGCATGAATGGTTGTGCTTGAATAGTGTCAAGACCGGTATCAAGTTGAATATTCCGCTCTATCTTTTATTTTCCGGTAAGGCATTGAAAATCTTGCATAAGTACGACCGGATTGAAGAACTGGCGGCGTTAGGCTGTAATTCCGAAACCAACCGAACATTGACTAAGCTGGCCGGTTCCGCCGGCATTGAAAAGAAGTTCACCTTCCACACCGCCCGCCACACATGTGCCACCTTATTGGTGCATCAAGGTGTTCCGATTACGACAGTCCAGCGATTGCTGGGGCATACTTCAGTCAAAACCACACAGATTTATTCCGAGGTGATGGACGAAACCATGATTAAAGATCTGATGCGAGCTAATAAGAAGCACCATCGAGAACGGTATTCAGTGTAAAATAAAATCATGGCAGAAACGGTTCTCCTGGCTAAAAAATACAGATTCTGATAGATTTCATAGATATCCTATCTATTTTATATTTTATTTTTAGCCCTTGGGCATAACCGATCAATTTGTTATCATGATTGGTCGTTTTTTTTAGAGGAGTGTTGTCGCACTGATTTTTTTTGTCAAAGCTAAAGGATTTTTTTGCTGGAGGATAATAATTTTTACAAATGGATTATCCCCCACAGATAATCATATCCTTTTTTGTCTTTTTGCATTTCGAATAGTAGAGCGTTCTTTGTTTAAAAAAACAGGAGATATGAAAAAGGAGACTAAAGAAGATGTACAGATTTGTACGGCGGTGGGTATGTTGATCGCAGGTGTTAGTCTGTCTGTCGCTGGATTTATCGTGGAGCCGACCGGCCAGATACATGACTCGGTTTTGTGGCTCTTCGCCCAATGCCTGATTTATGCAGGTAGCATATTCGGGGTGGCGGTGTATGTGAACACCAAGTTTAACTACCTAGTTGACAAGATTAAAATTAAAGAAGAGGAAAAGAAAAATGGCTGACGTAAGAAAACTTGCACCGTTTATTCTGAAATGGGAAGGCGGTTTTGTAAATGACCCTGACGATTTGGGAGGGGCTACCAATATGGGAGTGACTATCGGAACCTATGAGGCATATTGCCGAAAGAAAGGATATCCCAAGCCTACAGTTGAAAGATTGAAAAATCTCACAAAAGAGGAATGGACGGAAATCTTGAAAACCATGTACTGGGACAGATGGAAGGCTGATGAGATAAAATCGCAATCAGTTGCTGATATATTGGTTGATTGGGTCTGGGCATCCGGTGCGCACGGAATTAAGATTCCTCAACGCTTGCTTGGTGTTACAGTGGATGGCATTGTAGGTCCCAAGACCATTGCCGCAGTTAATTCCCGTAATCCGCGTGAACTGTTTGACCAGATCAAGATTGCACGGTTTGATTTTATCGAGGATATATGCCGGAAACGCCCAGCAAACAACAAGTTCAAACGGGGGTGGATGAACCGCATAAATGATATCTCTTATGTTGGTTAGAATTATGAACTGGGTAAGCCAGCAATATATGCCGGCTCCTTTCATGTGTCTGTTCCTGCTGTTCGGATCATGTGGCAGCTCGCATAAATCTGTCAAGTCCGATACAGAAGTAATCAGGAAGGATAGTACCAGTGAATCAGTCAACATCATACATGGGTCTGCTACTTCTTTAAGAGAGCTGATAACCACTAATGGCAACTATGTAATTGATTTCTGTATCTATGATACCCGAAAACCGCCCGATAGCCTGACCGGGAAACCTCCGTTATTGGCAGACGGTCATGTGGAAGGTGATTTCAGCAAGAATAAAAGGAAGGAAACTGCAATCAAAGACAGTACGGAAGTGAAAGCTGACAAGGAAACCACTTCCACCAAACATGAAGAAACCAAGACTGAAGGGGTAAAGGATAAAAAAGAATCCACTTTGCTTAAACAAATCGGTTTTGCCTGTGTTTGTGTAACCGTTTTGATTGTCGTTATGCTGATAGTAAAGCATTGGCGCAATAGACAATCTTCATCATAAGACTTTAAATTTATAAATTGGACTGCCCCAGCTCGTGATGAGTCGGGGCTATTTTTGTTATCTTTGCCGGAACTAACATTAACTTATGTATTATGGCTGAAAAAAAAGA